CCTCCAACGCCGCCGTAAAGCTGGCATGGTTCGCCGCACTTGCATAGGTGGATTTTGGTCATGTTTTCATGTTCCTTCCGCAGATTTTGCACTCGTAGAATCTTGCAATGGTTACCGGCCTTTTAAGGGTCCGACCGTCGCGAGCGGTTAACCGCCGCGCTGTTCCGACCTGGACCTTGACGCACTCGTGCTTGCCGGCTTTCCGCTGGCGATTTAACTGCCACCGCCTTGCTCTAGCCAATAGCTGCTTGACGGAACAATCAACCGTAAGTTTTGGCGTCTTTGCTTTGCTCATATCGGTCCTTGTATCCGGGTCGAGCGGCACTTGCGCCCCACGGTCTCGTAGCCCTTGCGGTCGCCGTTCGGCACCACTTCGCGGTAGTCGTCCTCCTGCGTCTTGCTCTGGAGCGCCCGGAGCACCGCCCGGGCGTCCCGCTGCCAGAACTGGGGCTTCTCGCGCTTGAGCCGCTCGATCTCGGCTAGTAGCTCCTGCTTGGTGCGGTCTGGTTTCATGCCGGTTCAACGCAGTCGAGAGGTAGGTAAACCCAGAAGCCTGCGCTGTTAGATCCTGAGACAGCCCACGCAATGTTGTTATCGCTGCCAGTCGTAGTTGTGCATGAAGCCATCTCGAACTCTTCGCCAATTTTAACGGACTCCGAAGCTGCAAAGTCCGGAAGCTTCACTACCCGCAGCTTATCGCCCGGCTTCGGGTAGCGCCAGCCCTTTGAGGTCACTTGGTTGCTGGCGGCCACGGCCACGCGCTTGACCCTGTTGAGCAGAGTTTCAGGGACTAGCGGGTTTTCATACGGATGAATCGCGTCGAGAACTGCCGTGATGTTGCAAAGGTCTTGTTCGAGGTTCTGCTTTTCCTGTTTCAGCCGGTCGTTCTGTTCGATCAACTGGTCGGTCCAGCCCGGCACGCGCTCGATCTTCGGTTCGGACACGTTTGCGACTTCGGCGTGCTTTGTGAAGTGGGCAATTGCCAGAAGCAGCGCCGCGCCTTCGCAGCTGACCTTGGACGTTAGAAGCGCTGCGGTCTCTTGGTTGTTTAGGTCGTCGATTGACATAAGCTGTATGTGTTGGAGTCGTTCTTGCACTGTTCGCGGCACGCGTTGCAGCAGTTGCACGTGAACCGGGCGTTGTCCGGCTCGCGGACGCACGGCTTCAGCGTCCCCGCTGGCGACCCGCAGCCGCATTGTTCACGAGGATTCTTGACGTTCGCAAACCGTTCTTTGGCCTCCCGCTGCTGGTCGGCCCGCGCGAAGGCTTCGTATTCGGCCCAGTAGTCCGGCCACGTTGTCTTAAGCTTCTGGAGGTTGACGGAGTCGGCTAGGAAGCCCGCTTCGGCCAGTGCCTTGACGAACCCGCCGCCGTGCCGTTTCATCGCGTGCAGGACTTGGACGTCTTCGACTTGGTTGTCGGCTGCCACGGCTTTAATTAAAGCGCCCTTGTTCACTTTTGCAAAGCTTTTTCTTGCGTTTATTCAGACGCCAAATTCGAGGCGGTCTTTTCCGTCCGGCTCGCGCCGCCACGAAACTTCGTGGTCGATGTGTCCTTTGAGCTTTCTAGCTTGGATCACACCGCTACCAAACCAGATGTTGAAGAACTCGCCGTCTGGCTGATTTTCCGGCACGAGCCATTTGCCAAGCTCGTTGACTGCGTTTGTCATTTCACACTCCGCGCTATTGAGCTCGCTTTTTGCAGCGCGGACGCGTCTCTTGGCAGCTATCCACCGCTGCACCATCCCGTGCGTCTTTTCGGTTACGTTGTTCATCGCGTTCTCACTTTCGTCTTACTCCCAGGCTTCCGCCCGAGCGTGTGAGCCGGCACGGGCTTCGGCAGCAGCGGCAGCGACAGGAGCGTCACCTCCGCCTCCTTTGTTACCGGGATGTCGCCCCGCTCCCGCTTGTTGATCGTCATCGGGTGGACGCCCAGGAGCGGCGCCACCTGCTGCACGGTGCCCCGGGCCAGCCGGGCCTTCCTATACTGTCTCGCTGTCATGTTTCCTTTCGTCTTGTTCGAGTTTCTTGAATGCAACTTGTCCGTCCGTCATCTTCCACTGCCGGGCCGAGAGTTCGTTGTTAAGCTTCTCCGCCACCTCGCGCCACTGGTCGCCGCGAGCCCGTAGATCGCGCTGCATGTCCAGCAGCCTGCCGATCTGGTCGGCCATCGCGTCCCCTTGCTTCCAGTAGTCGGCCAGGGCCTGCTCGTAGGTCTCGCTCACGGCAGGACCTCCTGGTGCTTCCACGTCCCGGATTCCTTCCAGACTAGGATCCACCGCACTTCCGGGTAGAGCGACGCAGCCACCTTGAGGTTCTCGAACCCGCCCCGGAACGAGTGCGGCCCTTTGACCTCGTAACACGTTAGCTCGCTCGGCTTCTGTGTCCATCCGGCAAACAACACGAAGTCCGGCTTGTACCAGATGCCGTTGCCCAGCTTCCAGCGTAGCGCCTGCTTCCAGATCATGGTGCTCGGATAGCACTCTTGAAGCTTGTTGAACCACTCTGTCTCTAGCTTGTTCAGAAGTGGCTTCCGGTCCTGCCGGATGCGCTTCTTCTCGGCCCTCTTGCTCACCTCCACCAGTGGGTTCTCGCTCGGGTGTAGCTGTGAGTGGCCGACCTGTGGCGCGTTATGAGCTGCCGCCGTGACTGGAGCATTTACAACGCATCGTTCTCCGGTGATCGGGTCTTTGTAGAAATAATCTGCGCGCTTTTCCTTCGGCTTGCTAGTCACGGTTGACACGTAGTCCGGGCCGCTCAAGTTCGGCGTTACAACCTTCGACCCAACTGGAAGGCTGGTCTTGCTCCAGCTGCCGTCCGCGTTCTTCACGTAGTGCTTTGCCCGCAAGTCGTCTTCGTTCATCAAAACAGTCCTTTCTCCGCTCGCGCCAGCCGCTTCCGGTAGAGCTTCATGTAGGCCGTGTGGTACTCAGTCCCGATCAGCCCTTTGAGGCTCGGGTGGTTGCGGTAGCCGCTCGCCTTGCTGTACTTCCGCGTCCACCTCGGCTCGGGCCGGTGCGTCGAGTGCCGCTGCCTCGGCTGCCGGTCCCGCCACGCCTGCTGGTGCTTGCGGTTGTTGCTCCGCCACTTGTCGATTGGCAGACCACGGTAGACCTTCGGCTTGAAGGCCACCAGCCCGGCGCGGATCGCGCTTTGGACGATCCTCTGACACTCAGCGGTTGTCATATCCCTCCTCGTTCCAGAGACGGTATCCACGACAACTGGCGTACTTCGCCAGCGCCTCGTCCTCGGTGTTCCCGCCGTAGCGGTGGCGACCGTCGTCGCTGGCGTAGAACTGGAACATCTCGTGGCCGAACTCGTCTTCGTCGCCAGGATTCACTTCAACCGGCATCCGCTCCACTGTTACGTGGTGCTTCTCCATCCACCGCAGCCTTGGCGACTTACTGACCGGCACTTTGAACAGCTCTTCGCTCATAGTAGTTCCTCCTGCTTCAGCACCCGCACCCAGCGCCACGCCACCGCGCTCTTGCCGCTGGCGTTCCGCCGCCGCACGCCGCTGTCCTCCGCCTTGCCCTGCGCCACCAGCTCACTGAACCTCGGGCGCATCGCTAGCTGGCTCACGCCGAGCAGCGTCGCCGCCTCGTCCGCCGTGCAGTTCTCGAACCTCTGCAATATCCGCTCGGCTTGCTCGCGCAGGACGCCCGCCGTCATCCGCTCCAGCGCGGCGGCCTCGCGGCTTGTCTCCGTCGTGGTTGCTTTCCAGCCAGGGGCTGCCGGGTATGTCATCGTCGCGTTCATTAGAACAGTCCTTTCTGCGCCGCCTTCTTCGGCGCTCGCGGCAGCTCGATCTTCCGGTCCGCCGCCGGCTTCGCGGCCTCCAGGCAGCCGCGCCGTGCCGCCTCGATCCGCTCGTCCATTTCCCGCCTCGTGCTCTCCCGTAAGAACGGAAAGCTCTTGCGGGTTGGTAGCGGGCCGCTCAGTTCGTTGCTCATATCAGTCCATCATCGTTGAAAGCTCTGCAATCGGCTTCGGCGTATCAAATGCTAACGACTCCTGTTCAGTTACGCCACCAAGAGCGGCCTTGACGTTCATCACAGCTTGCTTGAAATAGGATGGCTTCAGTTCGATTCCGATTCCAAACCTTCCAAGCAAAACCGCGCCGTAAACCTCACTACCAACACCCATGAAAGGAGTCAGCACTTTCTCGCCGGGATTACTCCAGAGAGTTACGATGCGTTCAATCACGTCGAGCTGCAACGGGTGAACGTGCTTCTCGTCCTCTTCGTCTCGCGCCGCTTTGAACGGCATTACACGATCAATCCGAACATCATCCCAGAAAGCCGACGCATACTGTCGCCAAATCCAATGGGAGAATCGGTTCTCTGTCTGTTTTCCAGACCAGTTCCGATACGCCTGAATATCCGCCGGCATTTGACGTTCACCAGCATAAGATGAAAGCCCGGTGGGGTGGGCAATCGGAATTGTGTTTTCTCCTTTGCGACGGAACACAAGTAAATAGTCCGCGCTCGCATTCGCACACCGCGACGAGTCATCAACGATAGTCTTGTGCGCGAGGTTCTTCTGCATTGTCCGGTTGCGGACGCCCAGCGGCTCTTTCCAGACGCAGTAACGGGCGATGTAGTTGAATCCAACCTCTTCGTGCATCCTGATGATGTCTCCCGGGAAGTCTTTCAGGTTGTCAACTCCGGTGTTGCTTAATGGAACGTCGCAGCAATGCACCGCCGTCATCCGGCCAGGCAACGTGATGCGAAACAGTTCACGCACCACAAACTCGTATTGCTTCATAAACTGCTTATAGTTGTCGCAGTTCGACAAGTCTCGCGGGTCGCTAGAGTAGATGTAAAGACCAGCAAACGGAGGACTGTAAACTGACAGGTGGATGCACTCTTTCGGAAGCTTCTGCATTACTGAAATGCAGTCCCCGTTGTAGAGCGCGTAACGATCTTCTATTACTTGGTTTTTAACCATGATGGGATTTTTTCTTTGGTTGTTCCGTCGTTTGTTTTTTCGATATGCAAAGCATTGTTCATCTCGGCCACAAGATTGCTAAACATCCGATCTGCTTGACTTGCCTTGCGCTGTAAATTCTTCAAGACGTTCAGCTCGCCTTCGGTTGTAACTACGTCCACGGTTACAGGATTTTTTTGGCCGAACCGCCAGCACCGGCGGACGCCTTGGTAGTATTGTTCGTAAGAATGGGATGGAAAAAACAGCACATGAGAGCACTGCTGGAAGTTCAAACCAAATCCGGCGATTTTTGGTTTGGTTATTAGCACGCGCACCTTTCCGTCCTCAAATCCCATTAGCCTTTCCTCTTTGACCTCGTCCGAGTCGTCGCCGCTGACCTGAACCGCTCCTGGTATCAACTTCTCAAGTAAATCACCCTCTTGATTTAGATGACACCAAACAAGCGCAGAGTGTTTTCCGTTGACCAGCTCGGACACTTTCTCACACCGCTCATTGATCGAGCGTCTCCGCTCGTCGCGTTGCTCTTTTAGTCCGTGGGCCGGTAGCGCAAATAGCATCCCGTCTGCCAGCGACTTCACATTGACGTTGTGCTGGCGTTCAACCAGCGGCGGAAGAACAAACTTTGTATCATCAAACCCCAAGTCGGAAGGCTTACGAATCGCTCTAGCCCACGAACAAACCCACTTCCAGAATGGAAGCTCGGCGTGTCCTTTGAACCGCCACTTTACTTGATCGCCAAACCGCTTCCCGCCAGCACCGTGACCGCCGCCTCCAGACGCACAAGAGTTTTGGTCGTTCTTGAAAAACTTCCCGAGCATGTCCATGTAGCCAAGGTATCCCAGCGCCTCGCTTGAAGTTCCAAGTTCAACGTAATCGTTCGGAGCTGCTGTTGCCGTCGCTAGTAACCGGAATTGCATCTTACGCATGAAGACCGTGATCTCTTGCTTGTGAACCCCTTTGAATGATTTCAAAATACTGCTCTCGTCACACACCGCGCCGCCGAAGTCGTCTGGGTTGAACTTGTGAAGCTGTTCGTAGTTCGTGATCGTGATGTTCGGCTTAGGTGTCCCGTCGTTCGACCGATGACATTCAATCCCAAACTTCTCGCCCTCCCGGATGTGCTGCGCAGCTACCGCCAGTGGAGTGATGATTAGCGTCGGCTTGTTGGTCTTGCGTGTCACGTTCTCACACCAGACAAGCTGCATGGGTGTTTTCCCAAGTCCACAGTCGGCAAAAATTGCAGCGCGGCCTTTACGAATTGCCCACTCGACTAAAGCTTTCTGAAAATCGAACAGAAAGTCTGGCATCCACAACGGCTCAAATCCTGAGTTGATTCCGCTCTGCGATTTACTCTCGATAAATTGATCGTATTCTTTCATATCAGTTTCATTTGTCCACCACCACCGACTCCGTTCGCCAGTTGGCTGAACGTCCAGACTTTCGCGTTCTTCAACCTCGACCGTTTCTTGCGGACGCTAAGACCTTTGGTTGTCAGCTCAAACACGAACAAGGCGTAGTCTGGCTCGCCGTTCGGCAAGTTGCCGACATGCACGTCGGTCACCACCCGACCACGCACGCGGCGCTTCCATTGGCTGCGTGGCTTCCATTGGCTACGGGGTTTTGTGATCATTTTGTTAAAGTTTGGCTGCCGCTCCGGTAGCTCGGATGCCGGCAGCCGCCCACGCCGAGAATGCGACTTCAAGCGGCGGGGGAAAGTTGGTTTGCCATCCTGCCGAGGGATTCCGCGCCAGCCAGCACGGAGCTTCCTGCCCCGGTTTGTTTTGCTGTCGTCGCGTTCA